GGAAAGATCACTATTTTACAAGAGGGTGGTTTGAAGGCGAGAGTTATCGCCGTTCCTGTAGCCGCAGCTCAAGTCGCGTTTAAACCACTACATGAGACCTTGAATGCTCTTCTTAGGAGAAATCCTTCGGATTGCACGCATGATCAAAGTAGAGGTATCCAGTGGGGACAGAGAAAGCTTAAAGAAGGGAATGTAATGCATGCCGTTGACTTATCGTCGGCGACAGACAACTTCCCTCTTGGCTTCCAATGTGCCGTGTTGGATGGACTTGGTTACGAGTATACAGATGAATTTAAAAAGTTCTGTAAACTGAAGTTTGGTTTTCCAGGCAAAAGCTTGGAGTATACCAAAGGACAGCCTATGGGACTTTATGGTTCATTTGCTTTATTTGCATATTCGCATCATGTCTTACTTAGACATATCGAAAAGAAAATAGGTGTCTTTGACACCTATAGAATCCTTGGTGACGACATTATTATTTCTAATGATGAGGTCCATAAGCAGTATTTGCTGCGAATGAAAACCTTGGGTGTTCCAATTTCTTATCACAAATGTTTAGACTCTGACTTGTTTACAGAATTCGCTGGTAAGCTGATTAGTCCACTAGGAGTAGTGGATGTAGCTAAGGCACCTTCTCTAAAAGACGGACTGGTTAATATTGACCAGTTCATCAATTATTGTAAAGTGACCGGAACCTATCAGTACGCTATAAAAGGCGTACCTAAACAGTACAGGAATTTTGCTAAACGAGTTGTAGCACTGCCAGAACACTTCGGTGGTCTTGGCATCAACCCACAAGGGTTGAGTGTAGAGGATAGACTAGTATCTTTTGAGAAATCAAAAGAGAGATCGTTTCCGCTAAAGAGAGACTTAGGTTCTTCGTTGATCAAAGCCAAAGCATTAAGCAATGGTAATGAACACGTCGGACAAGTTTGTTCTTTCATTAACGACCAGTTAATGAAGATTCATCAAGAAATTGATGATGACCTTTCTACATATGATCACTTATACGCAAGTATAGGGGATTATGATATAAAGAGGGCGGTATTACAGCAATTGGCGGACTCCCTACAAAGGGATAACCCGATGCCGTATATAGGAACTTTACGTACAAACAAAAGCCAAGACAGTATCTATCGTCAATGGAAAGAAGCTCTATTCTCGGCGGAAGCCAGTTTAGAGAGGAAATTGGATAACTCTTCGCAAGAAGAATTAGACATATTTTCCTCAGATAGTTTTCTTGTAAAAGAAGACCCTGAGTTCGCTGACAGAACAAGTGACCAAAGATCAAAAACTGTGCAAGCTAGTTGGACTGAGTTGGGTATGTAGTAATACATAACCTCTTAAGGGAGC